GTCGCCACGTTGGTGTGATGAGTTTGCTTGCATCTGCTTCAACAAAAACGAGGCGTTGCCTCGAACATTGCGGGAACGCGTGTCCCTCCTTGTCACAGTTTTCTGAAGTCACAGCTTAGTGTTAGTCATTCGGCATGGAAAATGTAAGCACCGTACGTGTCTCACAACACGCAGGTGTGGGTGGCAAGCCCAGGAGCACGGAAACTCCCCTACACCGCCTCACGTCATCCAGTGGGTATGGACGCTACGCTCTGGCCAGGGACAGCCGACTCTGCCCTAGCACGGAAGGAAAAAGCTTCCTCTACGGGTCATGACTAAACCCGGGGCTCCCACTACCGCGCACCCGTCGAGCCGACGGCCGGTAAAATTGGTCTACACTTCAGACCTGCCCTTTGTCTACCGACGAACCCATGCCGAAGCACGGAGACACGACGCTACCTGTCGTGCCCAATCTCCTGGTGGTCCTTAGGCGCACCGACGAGGGTCACCACCCCTCGTCGGTCGCCTCGGCGCTCTAGCTCTGGATCCCGACTTCGCCCACAAGCATGGCGAGGTCGGTCCACATGATATCGACGGCCGCGGTGTCGGCCTTGATCGATTGCGCTTCCCGTTGAGTCTCGAAAAACTCCAAGAAATTGTTAAAATCCACAACAGGCGCATGCGCCTGGCCTGGACCCAACAGGGCAGCGCCAGCTGATAACGACATATACTTCTCCGTGAATCCCAAGTTCGGGAGAATGTCCTCCACGATGTTGAGGTACATCTCCTCCGATTGGGAGCAGTAGTTGTCGAGAACGTATTGCTTCGCCACGTCAGCGTCACACAAAGCTTCGAAAGCGTAGAGGGGTTCCGAATCGCCCCAGTATGCCACGGAGTTGTAGTCGCTCTTGAACGTGATGTCGCGTTGGTCAACGCTTGGTTTCTCGTGCGTAGCCGCGTTGCGCAAGTACCATTCGGCAAGTATGTTGAACTTGCCGCAGTACCTCATTGCCTTCTCGGTCAGTGAGGTGTGGGCACTCTTTGCGTCAAACGGCGTCTGACACGAGTGTTGCGAGTTGTCCAGATTGCGAGACAGTTGGGGCCAGTGCAGCCCAGCGGTCACGCCATCCACCACGGGAATCTCGGCCCCACAAAACTGGGCGAGACCCGTGGTGATCTGATACAACTTCATCTGCAAGCCGAAGCGCTGGAAGCATTCGGCGTGCGACATCCGCAACGCGAAAGGGAGAGCAAGGAGGGAGTCATCACCCTCGAACGCGGCGAAGAAATACACCTTCGCGCCCCCGGTACCGCACCGTTTCTGACCCTGCACAATGTGCCACATGCCCGTCTCGGGGTCGTGCGACTTAAGCAGGTTCGAAATCTGAGTGGACGGGGGTCCCTGGCCGTCGTTCGAGGATATGGCAGTAAACCACGTGACGAAATTGTAGAACCAGTTCCCAACGCTGGTGTACCTTTTTCCGCTCATGTGGAAAACATCATCGAAGTACAAGTAGTTCCTGTCCGTACGGGTGTTCTGAATCTGCCTACCCGTCTCGTACACGATCTTCATCTTCGAGTCCCAAATCTCCTTTGCGAGATCCATCGTGACTTCAATCGGGATGAGGAGCGGGATACCGCCCAGCATCTTGTGCGCGTGTTCGTAGATGCGCTGGTGCAACATCTCATGTGCGTCACTGCCGATCGTCATGTCGTAGTTGGATCCGTCACCTTCCGCCAAACCGTACGAGGCAGTGGCGAACTTCGAGGAAGAAGTCTTGGCGTTGCACTTCTTGTCGTCGAACATCAACTTCTGCAAGTTCACTTCCTTGCAGCGGTCGATGATACGCTGAAGTGCCACGTTCCGCGGCTGGTGCTTGATGGAATTCATCTTATACCGGCCTTCGGCGAACACGGCGTGTTCCATCCAGCCGGCGATGACCCCATCGCCCAATTGCTTCATGGAGCCCGCATTGAACACCAAACGCTTCTTCTTGCCGTCCATCACCACCTCCTCATTGGTGATCAGATCGACAAACTTGTCGTATTGAGCAGAACCCGTAGCTCGCTTGAGGATGCAAGTGATCGCCTCCCGCTTCTCGCGGAAGTAGTCTTGCTTAACAGCCTCCTTCACCTTTGCCGGGTATTTTGCTGGCAACACGTCCTCGATGTCCACCACAGTCATCAAGTACGACACAAGGCTTTCTTCATCCATCATACCGATCAGGTGGTCCACGACGGTGTGCGCACGTTGCATCTCGTCGTTCGTCAGCTGATTCTTCCGTAGCACGTGAGCGCCCTTGCTTGCCTCGGCAAGTTTGGCTTTTGGCTCGTCGTACCGTTTGGATTTCGCCTTGAGGAACTCTGCCTCAGTCTTCACTGGCAATTCCATCACGTTGCCTGTGAAGCACGTCACAGCGGTCGCGGGGCTTTCCTTCACCCGGATCACGCCGTCTGCATGTTCCTTGTCGAGCGCTTGAGCGTCCGGATTCGGTGTATACATGTCCGAGATACGCCCAGCCTCCTTGCCGCACAGGGCCATGCCCTTGCAAAGCTTAAGGAAATGGGTCGCACTCGTAGCTCCAATCCGCTTCAGCCACCATTCGAAGTCCGCTTCCGCGAAGCGAACGTAGGGACGGAGAGCGGTGATGCTGTTGTACATGTACGCACGCGACTCGGGCGTAAAACTCCCAACATTGTCGTAGTGCTTGAAGGCCTCACGCATGACGTAGTACATGAGTGTCTTCTTCGTCTCAGCTTCCATGCAGATGTCCTTGCCGTTCATGAGGAGTGCGCGATATTGCGCATCCGATAACGAACCGTTCGGTAAGCCCCAACGCGGGCTGTAGAACTTGGCTTGGGCATAGTACATCTGCACGGCATTAGTCGTGTCGCGCGCCAAAGGCGCCTCCTTGTTGACGATCGACTTGTTCTTGTCCTGGCCGTCCGAACTGGCCGAGGGAGTCACGAGGTTGATAGTGTCGCTGCCTACAATGGCAGCGCCGACTTGCACATTCACGTTGTCGGTAAAGAGAAAGTCGTGACTCTTCTTCACCTTCTCGTGAGCCAGTGAGAAGGTGAAATGTTGTGTAGGGGAGTAGAGCGTGCCATCCAGAGTCTGGCCATAGATCAGAGGCACATAACGCATCAACGCCAGTTGGATTTCGAGCGGTAGCCCTTTTCCGTCCTGGACGCGGATCCACGTTTTCATTCCGTGGGCGCATTGTTGATGGCCTGGAGTGCCTTCTTTCAGGTCGTACTTTTGGAGCGCGGCGTTAATGCCTCCGTTAAGATACGAGATGTGAACTGGCGCTGGGATATACACGACGTGCTTCTGCAATTCGGTCCCGCAACACGGATGTTTCGGCAACGCTTGCATCATGCTCGCCTGTAGGCGCTTCACACAACCCTTCAAACCCACACAGTCAGCAGTGCACCGAGCACAAAAAGCATAGACTTGGCAGCGCACGGCGATCAACGGGAAATCGCCATAGGGGGCCATAATATGCTTCAAACCTTCCTTCACGTTACAGGAGCATAACGAGAGGATGCCTCGGTCCGCCGGGCAGCGAAGACCACGGAAGTCCTCGCCCTGCAAATCCCGACTAGCCATCGCTGAAAGCATGCTCAAAGATCACGACAAAGTGGGACCAACGGAGATC